ATAGAAATCATGGGCGCATTGTTGTCAGCCTCATCACATCCGCAAGCGGAATGAGAAGGGGCACCACCGATTGCTCGATGATGCCCCTTTGGGCTGACGGCAATCACCATGATGGTGGCCGTCTTGGATCGCATATTACAGCGTGGAAGCGGTCTTAGTACGATGCACCAAGTACCAGGTCGGGTTACCGGTTGAACCGGTGTTACCAGCGGCCAGACGGAGCGTAGCGAAGTACAGCTTCACACCAACGGTGACGAGCTGGTTCAACGGATCGCTCTTGTCGGGGGTATCAGTGATCACGATCTTCGGAGACAACGGATCATCACCGGTCAGGGCGGGGATACCGAACGCCTCGTTACCAAAGAAGAACGAAGCGATGATGTCAGAGGTGTCGGTCAAACCACCAAGGCCAGTGTTGTTAAAAACGAACTGCTGGCCAGCGGTCGTGATGTTGCCTTGGCTGATGAACGAGTTGGTCTGAGTGACCACGCGGCAACCGTAGATGGAACCCACCTCGCCCTTGTAGAACGGCACACCCTTGTTGCCGTAGTTGGAGGCGTTCAACCAGTCGCTATCGCGCATCAAGTCACGGGCAACGCGGGGATCGGTCGCCAGGACGTAGCCACCGTTGATCATCGGAGCGCGGTTGCGCTTCAGGCGGGTCATGGAATCGAGGACGCCCTCGGCCTTCATCGTGGTGTTGGCCGCGGTATTGTCATCGCTAAGAGCGGTGTAGGTCTGGTTGCCGGCTCCCAGCGTGGCGGGGTTACCGTACACGTTGATACCGCCAGCAGCAGCATTATCGTTACAACGATCAGCGTTTTCGAAGGGACCTGGAGAACCAACAGAACCAGCTTCAGGACCAGTACCCATCGCGGAACCGCTCACCGTGAGGTTGGAACCGATCAGGGTGTTACGAATAATCGTATCAACCCAGAGGGCCATGTCCAGACCGCTGGTCTTGGTGGCCTGCTGCAAGCTGTTGAACAGGTCGGTGGCGCGGAGGATGTCAGTCAAACCGATCACCTGACCATACTGGGATAGGGTCTTGTCGAGCTTGTTCAGCGCGAGAGCGCGGTAGTTGGCCGAGGCGATGGCGGTGCCTTCTCCCAAAGACTGAACACTGCCGATGCTCGGCGAACCGAAACGGAACATCGAGATCGCCTTGTTACCATTGTTCTTGGGGATCGGGGCCTTCATCGAGAACTGATCAAGAATCGTCTCCTGCTGGACGATCGAGAGCAGCTCCTTGCTGAAGTAGTTCTGGAACTGGTTGGTTAGCGTAGTAGAGGTTGTAACTGGCATATTTGAGTTGTGGTTGTGCTATCAGTTGCCTTCCCGGTCGAACTCCCTCGACGCTCGCATGAGCGCATCCCTTTGCTCCTTCATGGATAGCCGGGAGAAATCCTTCTCCTCGGTCTTGAGTTGTCCTGCCGGAACGCTTTTCCCAATAGCGGTCTTCTGCTGGAGCTTACTGAGCTGTTCTTTCAGAGCCTTATTCTCGGACTCAAGCGACTGAGATCGACCCGCAGTATCTTGGAGCTTCATCAGTTCAACCGCATGGACAAGTCCATCGGGCATCGCAGTGAGGAACGGAACCCGCTGCAACAATTCAACCGTGCGCTTGTATTCAGGACTGGACTGATCCTTGAGCCAGACTTCCTTCTCAGAGAGTCGGCCATAGTTCTCAGCCCATGACTTGTTGAAACGCTCCTGCTGAACCTGCTGCTGCTTGGCACCCGCCGCTTTACGGACTCCATCAGCCTTGGCTCGCGCTGCCTTGGCCAACTGGGTATCACCATCCGCATCGAACTCCTTGGCCGCAGCCTCGTAATCCTCCGCAGTGTATCCCTTGTCGTCCCGGAACGAATTGGACTCGGCAGCCGTGGATTGCTCCCGCTGCTTACTCCACTCTTCCCGCTCACGCTTCACCGCCTCGCGCTCAGCCTTGATAGCCTCCTTCTCGGCGTTGATCTGCTCCCAAGACTTAGCCTTACGCTGTTGCTCCTGGGCGAATTTGCTCTTCTGATCCTTCGGCTTCTCCTCCTTCTGCTTGGCCTTGGATTCCGACTCTGATTTCGCGCTGACCTCCTGCTCGCCACCATCGCTCTCTTTGCTGGCGGTCACCTCATTTGAGGATTCCTGCTCAACCGAAGCAGACTCGTTATTATTTTGAGCCTGCTCCGCTGGCTGGCTGTCGATATCGACACCGGCATCGTGATCTCTGGCCAATGCGAGCATCGCGTCGGCGCTCATATTTTCATCTGACATATTGTGCTTATACTCGTTTGCTGGCCCGCACAGACGCAGCAACCGCAACTTTGATCCTATGTGTTCGTGGCAGAATCCGGATCATCTTCCTGCCCCGTAATTGATTCTCGGTCGGCCATCATCTCGATGACCTTCACAAGACTGGCCTGACCCATTGCAAATCCCGAGGAGTATTGCAAATGGTTTCGGTCTGTTATAGCAGAAGCGTTCTGCATCAGAACCGTGTTCAGGAGAGCGTCCTTGAACTTCTTCCCGGTATCGCTCTTGAAAAAGCTATTAAGCGCGGTGGCGTCCTCCTTGGTCCACGGGAGCGGATCCACCCATCGCTGGTGCCGTGTGAATGTCCACGCGGCTCGGAGCTTGGCGAAGGTGCTGATCATTTCGCAGCTTTCTTACGACCCGCCGCCTGTCGCCGCATGAACTCCGCGGCCCCGAGCTTCTTGCGCCCGATGTATGCCGCGAGAGCCCGCGGATCATCCGCGCCCTCCTTCTTGAGTTGCGTTGCCAGTTTACTGAACTTCGATTGTTTCTTCATAAATTACCAAGCCTTACAGGACCAGTGCCTCGGGGTCGTCTTGTCCGTCGCCGTATCGCAATTATGCCGTGCGCGGAAGTTCTTCCGACGCTCCGGATCGTCCTTCTTGATCTCCATCTTCGGATCCCCGAAGCGAACCTTGATCACAGTCCCCTTGGGGTTGCGAACATAAACCGCCCGCTTCTTCGCCTCGCCCGGAGTGTAGAAAGGCTTGTTGAGCGTGACCTTCTTTCCCTGGTAGTCGGCCATATCAGGACTGGAATAGGGGTGATTCTTGGATGTCCTTCATGTTCTCGGGTTTGCGAACCTTCTGAACCCGGATTCTGGGCGCAACACCCTCCACCAATTCCTCAAGTAGTGGCCCACTCTGAGGAATAGGCTGTTGCGGGGTCGGCGGAAGGGGCGGCGGGGGAGCGACAATGGCAATCATGGCTTGAAATTCACCGCACCAATCAAATTCCAAGACAGTAGGCCAACAAGTGGGTCTACTGGTGGGCGGAAACCTCCGACAAGTGCTGTCAGAGGCCCGATATCGGCAATCTTTGCAGGTCATTTGTGTTCTTAAACAGGGGCTTGCGCCATCTCAGGCTGCGGAACCGGAATCTGGGCCTGTTGCTGCGCCAGTAAACCGCTTCCCTCCAAGAATTTCTGGATCTCCTTCCGCAGTTTCCGCGCCTCATTCGTCGCCACCTGCTCGTAGAACTGCAACAGGCTGTCCAGACGCATCATAAACGCATTCTGGGCCGCCGGACTGAACTGCTGACCCTGCTGGATCGCCCCATTGAGGTACTGCATCAACACCCCAATACGGCCCGCGTAGTTCTGACCCGGTTTCGCCGGCACCGGGATACCCACCAAAAGCGTCGGGATCGTCTTCGTCTCGTCCTCCAGCTCGTCCTGCGCCTTCTGGCCAGGATCCCGGAGCAATCGCTTGATCAGACTTGGGTCATCCAGCTCCATGATGCTCTTGTCCAGCTCCACCTGATCCACCCAGGGACTGTTCATGAACAACTGCTTACGATTAATGGCCTGCTGCACCATCATCTGACGGCTCACCATGTCCATTCCGCCCTTCGGCTCCAGCTCGTACTGGTCGTGCAGCGCGACAGGGTCCGCCTCCAGCGAATCCTCCGCGAACCGGTACCGCAGACTCTTGCTATCGTACTGCACATACAGGCTCCACGCCTGCCGGTACAGCTTGCCAAGAGCCATGCGGAACAACCGCGCCCGGAGATCACCGCTCTGCATGGCCTGCGCGTTGATGCTCTGGATCTCGGTCGCAGTCCGGCGATCAGTGCCACCGCTCATCACGCTCCCCATCGCGTAATCCGGACTCCCGATCCGGTTCTCCGCGACCGCCCGCGTCTGGTTCAGCTCCTGATCGAAGCTCACCGGCGGCTGCGGCATCTGCACCGGGGCCACCCCATAGGGAAGAATCTGTCCCGGCTGGAACCGCAGGTTGATGGAGTTGGGCAATTCCCGCTCCGCTCGGAACAGCGGGCGGTTGTACAGGGTCATCGCATCATGCTTGTGATTCCACATCGAGGTCATGCTCAGCTCGAACGGAGCCAGGATCTCGCACACCCCTCGCGGGCTGAACCAACCCTTGTCCTTGATCTCATACGGGAAGTCCACGAACGGACATTGGCCATGATCATAGGGCAGTTCCATCGGGTCCCGCAGATCAAGATCCACCGCCGCGGGGCTATAGAGATAAACCTCCCACACCCCGTCATCCCGCTTCCGGTACACCTCCCACACGATCACGCCATCGGTGTTCGTCGTGTAGGTAATACCCTCACGCAACTGCTTCGCATCATTCTCGGACGCCGCTCCCGGAATGTTATCGTCCTCCTGCGGGTTACCCCGGATCTTCTCGATCGTCTTGTTATCCGCCTTCCACCCGAACTGGCCGGCCATCCGCTTGTACGCATTGACGCTCATCGGCATCACATGCACCAGCCAGTCCGCATCCTGCAAATCGGTCGTATACGCCGGCACCACAATATACATCGGGTCCACCGCCTCGAAACCCACCCGCTTATCACCCGGATTCCAGAAGCACTTCATCACCCCGCGCCCGCTCATCAGGGTGTAATCGACCCAGGAGAGTACCTCGTCCACGAAGTTGGTCTTGTCCCGGATCTTGTAATTGAACCAGTCCTCAGCCACCCGCGTGTACGCATTCAACTGCTGGCGCATCGGAACAAAGCTGGCCACTACATCCATGCCCAGAGCCTGCTGGAGGAATAGCGGCTTGAGCTTCTCGATCGCCGTATCGATGAGCGGCCAATGCAGATCCGCGGCCTTGGGCCAGGGCTTATTGGTCCGGCGCAAACCGTGATGGCGCAACTCATACCACCTCGTCTGCCGCAGCTCCCACGGACTACGTTGGCCAACAGCCTCTACTATCTGGCCCTGTAACGAGTTCCGCTGTTTGTCGTTCATCATAAAAATCCTCCCCCTTTCCTATCCCCCAACCTCACAACCAGCAAGCGCAGACCCTTTACCATCCCCCTCAATCGCCCCCATCTCATCCTCCATCCGCTCCAACAGGCTCCTCCCATCCTCGCCAAGAGCCTTCATGTAATCGTCCATCCGCTTTCCCCCGGCCCCGCAGAAGGCCAGCACCACCGCGTCCGCCCTATCCGGGCTATTCACCCCGCGGGCTCGCAGCTCATCCTTACCCTCCAGCGTCAGCTTACCCTTGCCATTGGTCCGCACCTTCCGGCTCACGAACTGCTGGAGCAGCACCTCATCCGTACCCACCGGACCCAGGTTCACTCGTCCCTCCTCCACCATCCGCCCGAACTCGATCCACATCTCCGCGGCCTTGTTCACGAACTGATCATCCCGTATCGCCCGCTCCCCGAAGTTCACCCGCCGCACGTCCCACCCCTCCGCCCTCAGCGCATCGCACATCACCACACCCATGCCACCCACATCCGCGTAGATATCCTCAGCCTTGAGCTTCCACTTCCGGAACTCGCTGATGAACCGCCCAACGCTGGCCATCGTGTCCTTGTCCCGCCAGCGGATCAGACCCTTCACCGTGTTCCCCTGCCTCACCACCATCACGCTCTCATCCCCGCCGGCTGAGAAATCGCAACCCGCGGTGAGCCTATGCCCCTCGGTATCCTCCTTGGGTGGGCCACTGACCAGCTTCTGCCAGTCGGCGGTCCTTACGGCGGTCAAACTCCCATCGTCCTCCATGAACTCCGCGTAGATCATCGATCTCACCAGCGGGTGGCCCTCGCCCCACCTCGCAAACTGATCGTCGATCCACTCCTTCCGGATATGCGGGCAGTCGAAAGCGGTAACGGTAAAGGTCTTCCACTTGCCGTCATTCCGGCGGAATACATCGTAGAAGTACCCGCTGCTCCCACCTGGGCTGCTCATCAGCAATGTCCGCGTCGGCTGGCACCGCTCCATCGACTGAAATATCCCGTCCGGCACCGCCTTCGCCTCGTCCACGATGTACATCAGGTCATTACTCGGACCCTGCACATGCCAGCCCTCAGCCTTCTCCGGGTTGCTCGCGCTGAACCCGATACAGCGGCTGATCAATTGTTGGCCATCAACCAACCTAGGGTATACATAGCGGATCTCGCCATCCTTGATCGAGAACCCATTCTCCTCGCCACCCAACCCATTGATCATCTTCCGCAGGTGCGGCCATAGAGCGTCGGCCACCTGTCGGTACACACCAGCCGTGCATACCACCAAGCTCCCCGGCCAGCGGAGCATGTGCCAGATGACAGCGGACGCCGCCACCATGCTCGTCTTGCCCGAGCCGTTCGCCGCTTTGAGAGCCACCTTCGCATGCTTCTCGTTCAGAGCCCCCAACACCGCCTTCTGCCACGCATAGGTATCACGTAGGCCAAGCATCATCTCAGGGAAGTTCGAGAGCTGCTGCGCCTCCTCCAATAGCTTCCGCTGCTTCCATGCAGGGATATGCGAACCCATGCCTAGTGAAGGGGATTTCTTGCGCTTAATTTGCTTGACTGCCATAAAATTTTGGTGGTTACGGGGAGGGGGTATCAGGTATCACCCCACCCCCCTCGTGGGGGTCCCCCTACCCCCGTCGTCTATTACATTAGCAGCTTATTTGTATACGCTATCCTATTACTTCCCCCCACCGAATGCGCCTAGTAGATTACCACTAACTGACAATTCCTTTCCTTTGGTAGTGTGATCCAATTGTGCCCTAGCGACATAGCCTCTCGTTCTCTCTAATAGCCACGCAGAGCCTTGCCATCCGTTGCCGCATTGGCGGACTACCGACGTGAGGTCATACTCACCCCGAGTCCTTGCGGCTTCGATCGCTTCCTTCCGTTCCGGGTATCTTGTCAGGTACTTCGTGAATGTCTTATCGGTCATTCCCGCTAGGTGACAAAGCCGCTCAAAGGGAATCCCGAGAGAGGCGGCATCCAGTACCCGCGACCAGTCGGACTCCGCGACGGACTTGGGATCCGGCCCATTTTTTTTCACGTAACCGGAAGGACGAATTATGGGCTCCTTCCCCTTCCCGCTCTTTCCCGCTTTCCGTTCCTTCACCTGGTCGCTTTCCATCCCGGTCACTTTGCCCCACAAAGTGTGCCCGTGAATCCCTTTCGATCTTCCCATGTAATTTCCTGTTGACTCCTATCGTAACCTGCCGCAATCTCTTCCCGTGAGCCGATGATCGGCTCCGTCAAAAACCTATGCGTTCCATCAAAAACCTATTCCAAGCCCTAGCGTTTCTTGCGCTTGCGGCTCTCGTTCTCGGTGCTTTTGCGTTCTGCGTTGCTGAACTTCTCATCGGAGGTTCCCTGTGACCAACGGCTTTATTCTCCACGAAGATTCATCCCGTGTCGTAATCGCCACGGGCTTCTCCAAAGCTTCCGACAACCGGAAAACCGGAGACATGATTCAAGTGTGGATTCTCTGCAAAGCTGAAGACCCTGTTACCGCGATTAGAACCGGCCTAGACCGCCTCATTTGTGGCAATTGCCGCCATCGCGGACACGAGGTTGACGGGCGCTTCGGCGTTGAAAGGACGTGCTACGTTAATGAAGGACAAGCGCCTTTGGGAATCTGGAAAGCTTGGAAAGCAGGCAACTACGCTCCCCTGCGTTCCCTTGAAGTATTCACTGGACGCAAAGTCCGTTTCGGAGCCTACGGAGACCCCACCCACATGCCGCTTTCCCTTGCGCTGGCGATCGCGGGCGTCGCCTCCGGTCACACCGGCTATACCCACCAATGGCGAAAGCCGTCGCTTCAAGGTTGGCGTCAAATCCTTATGGCCTCCGTAGACACCACGGCGGAACTTGTGATCGCCCGTTCCATGGGTTGGAGTACCTTCCGTGTCACACCCGATACCGATCACCACGCATTCGAGACCCTTTGCGCTTCGGAACGGAACGGGACGCCATGCGCCGTTTGCCTAGGTTGCCCCGGAGCCCGGAACGGGATTCAATCCGTTTGGATCCCGGCCCATGGAAAGGGCAAGCGGCATTTCATTGAAGCCCAAGCTTGAATCTTCCGCGCTTCCCCATTGGGCAACCGGTGGGGAATGGCGGGCGATTAACGCCCGATTCAAACCATGCAAGCCATCCATTCAAAATACCTACCCGCAACCTACAGCAAGGGATCCCGCATCAAAGCGATTTGCGAAAGGGGATTCATCACCATTGATTACCCCCACGAATTATCGGGTGACGCCGTCCATCGGAAAGCGGCCCTTCAATTGCTCGAACGATTCGTTTCCGAAGATTGGACGGAGCGGGCCATCCCCCCATCACAGAATCCATGGAAACGTGAATTCGTCACCGGATGTCTCCCCGACGGAACCTTCGCCCACGTTCTCATCTGAACCCATGAAACCAACCCACACCCCCGGCCCTTGGCATCTAGTTTCGCATCGCCCGAAGCTTGTGAAGGTTGAAACCGCCCGCGTGGTTATCTGTGATTCCTTCGGTGGATTGAGCGACGAAACTATGGCCAACGCCCATCTCATCGCCTGCGCCCCCGATCTGCTCTCCGCGCTGGAACGCCTGACCCACCCAATGGCCGACGATGAAGACCTAGAATACGCACGCGCCATAATCTCCAAAGCGAAAGGCCAGCGTTGAAACCACTCCTTAGAGTCCTAGGCTATCTCGCCCTCTGCTTCCTCTTCACTCTCCTCTTGCTTCTCTCCGCCCTCGCCGGCAATTGACTTAGGAACTTCCACCAGACCCCGTAGGTTGACCCCTGCGGGGTTTTTTGTTGCCCATAGGGTACCGACACCCCGCCCGCCCGCTTGTCCTTCCTAGTGGGCCAATGTCCCCCTTCCTAGTCTGGTCACTTGCCGCTTGCCG